GATATTTTCTGTTAATCTTTCGATAATATTTTTAGACATAATTGTTTTTCCTCCATATAATAAATAATGTCAATTATTTTTCACCTATCCCAGCCAATACTTGCCAACGAGTTGCCGCAGAGTTTGAAATCTTTGGCTCCTTGGTTTTTGTAGCGTGAATAAGCAAAGATGAAGAAGATCGTTTTCCTACTGCTTCACTCAGTGATTCTGGCTTCGTCTTTGACGATGGGCCCACTGCGCCTTGAAGAGTTTCGTAAACTATCTCCGCTTGCTCAGATGTCTGAGACTTGTTGATGGACTCGACAACTCTTTGTTTTTGTCGCTCATTCAGGGAGTCGTCCGTGAGAACTTTATTGGTATAAAGTAATTTTGCATTAAACAATTCTACTTGTTTAAATTTTTCTGCAATCTTTTTAAAGTTGGAAACCAACTTTTTGTTTTCTTTAAGAGCTGTAGCATACTTATGCCGGAACTCTTTATGTTCTTTTTTCAAACCTTCGTTTTCTTTTTCTAGCTCACCATTGTATTCTTCAATTTGTTTTAAAACGTCTAATACAACAGATTCTCTTTTCTGTTGGGCTACCGTAGCACCAAAGGCGGTTGTGCCAGCCATGGGCACACCTTCATAATCCATTTCAAGAGCTTCGATCAAATCATCTATTTCCTCATTGTCGATATCTAAATCCTCTTCAACAACAATGGAATCATCTTCGTCTTCGCCCTCTTCATCATTATCCTCTTCTAGCTCTTCGGTCTCAAATGCTTCGGCCAATAAATCTTCAATATTGATTTCGACCTCTTCGCCCTCTTCCAATTCGCTCAAATCAGTTCCTTCAAGAAAAGCGTAGGCTTCGCCCTTTTTATCAAGCTCGTCTAGCTGATCGTCAACTTTGCTTTTTGTATCAACGTCTTCTGGCGCGTTCTTGCCGAAAGAAGTTTCTGATGCGCCGACGGCGCCGGGATCTTCCTGTTCGGTCACCGTATCTAAATCTTCTTCTAAGATTTGATCGACTGCATCTTTAATATGCGACGAATACTTTTGTATAACCGCGTGTTCTGCACTCTTTACGGCGGCTTCCCGCAAAGAAGTTGCATCTACGATTGCTTGTTCCAACATTGCTGACATTAAGGACTCTCCTTATTATAACTCTTAATAAATAGTAATCAAAATTGTAAAATGACTATGCGATGTTTTCTTCTTCTATTGTATAGCCAAGACTCGCAACCCAAGCTGGCCAAGCCTCTTTACTTAGTTCTATTATTTTTTGATGTAAAACGCTGGCTATCTGATGTTCACCCCAAAAATTCCCTAAATAATGGGTTGAACTGCCTTTTTTTATTTTTATTGAGGCAGTGTCGTCTTTGTTGTTCTTTATAAAAAAAGTTGCTTTCATATTATAAACCATACATTGTTTTGAGGATTTTAATAATTTTTTGCACGGCGGCGTCGTCCAAAACGGTATCATATACTAAAACTGCATAATAAGATTGGTCTTCCGTAGCTGCGTCCGCCAGTCTTAAATATATGGCTGGAAATCCAGAACCATAAGCAGCAGCCCAGGTTGCCTCTGAGGGCGCGCTTGGGGTGATTGCGCTGCGCTCTATATCAAATGTTGTTGACGTTAAATCTTCATTTCTTATTTCATAATTTAGCTCTTCGTTGCCTGAGGGGTCGGAGGCCTCGCAGAATTGTGTGACTACAGCAATTTCTACATTATCGCCATAGTTAACACTTCTTGGAAATGTTGGTCCGAACGAGGTTGACTTGGAGTAGTTGGTGGGGGCAAATCTTTTAAACCATTTAAGCCAGTTTCTCCCTGGCGAGCCGGTCTCGCTGGCGCTGTCAACATAAAAGACAAGGCCTCCTACGCGGATTGAAGTGGCTATGGGAAAGTCAAACTCCCCCAATATATAATTGTCTACAGTGTCGTTGGTGCATTTATACTCAAAAAGCGCTATATATGTTCGTCCGCTAGTTACTGGGAGCGTCGAAATTGTTTCAAACGCATCGGAACCAACAAACTCCAATGGTCCATTGCCCTTTATGGGAGAACTCGCGTTTAGTGCTGGATAATTAGATGCATTTGTTTGTCTAAAATATTGGGTGTCACTAAATAAATTGTTCCAAGTGGGCGCTTCTATGCCAATAAGGGGAGCGAAATTGCTTGTGTAGGTTGTTGAAGCAAGAACAACTTCCGGAAAAGAATTAAAAGCTCTCCTGACACTAGGATATCGATCGAGAATGGTTCTTTTAGATAAAACACCAGTGGAACCTTTAACCTTGTCGGTTCCAAAGCCGCTTCTTAACATTAGCCAACACCCGCAGAACCAGAATAGTCCAAAGGTGCTTCAACCCCGGTTAAGCCAGCATACACCGAACCTGTCGTGGGGGCACCATCGCCAGCAAGAAAAACGCTACGCACGCGCCACTCACCAGTATAACTTTCGCCATTATCCAAAGAAATATAATTATTAGTATTGGTAATACCTAACGCTGAAAATCCTAATAATAGCGGTGCGGAAGAGCCTTGGTGTGAATTGACCACTGTGACGAATTTAGTTACATATGGAAATGTAATCTCGGTGGCGACACCATCAGCAATTTCTAAACTAGCCGTAGCATACGGCTTGCCGCTCATTTGGTATTGTCCGACCGATCCTACTCCCGGTCGATGTTGTGTAAAAGTGGGCATTTTGTCTCTCCATGTTCAAATAATTCAGGCAGTCCCTTTTATTAAATAGTTATCATAAAAACAAAATACACAAACCTTATACTATTTCACAACCACCAGCGGCACACGCCACTTCGCCCTGAAGATTTGTATTGTCTTGTAATTCGACAACCTCTTTCACACTAACCTTTGATAAGGTTTGTACCAAAACTTCATATTTTTCTTTTGAGCAATCTTCAAAGGGAGCCTGCACATAAGTTCCTCCATTGTGAGGAAGAACGGACAGACCATTATATTTATTTCTGTTCTCCCACATCCACTCGCCAACGTCTTGCCACTCAGCATCTTTAATAGAAATGGTGGCTGAAACATTATGAGAGTTTTGCCCCTTTCTGTGTCCCGGCTTGACCCACTCGGTTGCAACCTTTGCTACTCGTTTGAGAAGCTGGAGTGCAGATTCGTGACGGGTAATGGCTCCATCGGGAGCTTTCTGAGGAACACTGATGACCGCCGTATCGTGAGGTCTAAAGTATTCATCTTCAATTAGTTCTGGATGATGAAGCATCAAATGTGTGTAGATAGATTCATTCTTTCCAACCCTGATACGTCGAAGATAATAATCGTTATGCCAAGCGTGAATGCCGCTGGATGTTCCCAGCGTCAAAGAGGTTGTGCCTGCTGGCTTGACTGTGGTGGAACGGGCTGCTGTTTTAATCCCGATAAGCTTTGCGACTCTTTCATTCTCTGCCTTGACCACTTTGGCTGCACTTTTCATATCCAAGCCAAGGACAGCACCAGACGCGATGCCGGTCATCGATACTCCAATGAGCGCATCCTTCTCGGTATTTCTGCGCCAAACATCCCGTAAGTAATGAAAGTCGGTGTAACCAGCTTGTAGGGTGCCAATAAACGCTGCTGCCTTTACACGGGCTTCATAATCTTCTTGCGACTTGATATCACTAACGTTTACTTCTGTCAAGTTGCAAAATTGATTAGAGCGCAGGGCAATCTCACAGCAAGGATTGGTTCCCCAATCTTTGTCGTTAGAAAAATAAAACCCCGGCTCGCCTGCTCCAGAAGCTTTTACACGCTCCCAGAGCGATTCAAAGACATCCTTTGTGATTCTATGCCTAAGTAGTACGACTGAATTATTGGCGCGTCCTCTTTGTGGGTTCTTCTCCCACCAATTACCAGTTTTTGCAGCCAGCATTTCCCCGTCGTCAGCAGAGAAGAGACTGATGAGAGCAGCACGGCGAATGCCACCAGCAAGAACAGCATCGGCAATGTGACAAACAATGTCATGTGCCTCCACAGGCTGAAGCCTATCTCCGTCAGATTTTTCATGAAGTATTCCCCGCACCTTGACCAAACATTCACGGAGAGGTTGTGGTCCCGGTGCTTTCCCTCCAGATGTAATTAGTCTCGCGCCCTTCGGACGGATATCGCTAAAATCAAATCTTATCTTAGAACCACCATAAAAATAGTTTCGCATCAGTGCCTTGACTGCATCAGCCCAGCCCTCAATGCTGTCTCCGATTAAGAAACGACGGGTTCGATTTGGATTGGGCTTACGGATCTCTGGGAGTTTTTCTATATGATGTTGCTGAACGCTATACCCCACTCCCGTGCCTCCGAGAAGCAAAAACATAATCTCGCTGAAAATTCTCCAATCGTCAATTGGGGCGAACGCACAGTTATAGATTCTTGATGGGTTTATCTCAATCGGCTTGCCGCCGAACTGCATAGAGCGCATAGAAGGCAAGATTTTCTTGGCGCGGACCAGCTTGTACACTTCATTAATCTCATCCTTGAGTTCAGGATAAGTTTTGATATGCATATTTTTATTACGGGTGACCAGTTCACCCCAAGTCTCTCGGCGCTCTTTCTTGGCAACATACTTGGCATACTTCATATGCACAGTAATATTAGATAAAATTTCTTTTTCAAGATCCATTCTTTGCTCCCTTTTTAAACTTTTTATATTTTTCTCTCAGTGTTTCCTGTTGGCGCTTTGCAGCTTTTTCATTGATTTCGTCAACCGTTTCATTGGTCGCTGGAAGTACCTCAATTTTAATATTGCTCGTATCCATGAAGATCGGATACACTAGACCGTCCGGTCCATTTCTGTTCTTTGCAACAAAAATGCGACCAGAATTAGTTGTCTTGTCGTTGATAGTGCGCGAGAGTGTGAAAATAAAATCCGCTACAAAGCATTTGTTAAACGCTTCGCTAATTGACTCCATAGTAACCACTTCTGCGTTCAAGCCGCTTCGGTTGGTTTGGGAAGCTGTCCATAGCGGACATTCAAACTCTTGAGCGAGACCACGAAGGTCTTCATAAATAGTTTCTAATTCGGTGCGTTTCTCCTTGTAGGTTCTTTTTGGAGATAAAAGATCGGCATAATCCACAATAATCATATCAGGCTTAAAATCTGTAATCTTAAGCTTTTCCAAATGTTTCCGTAATGTTTCCACACCCGCAGATTTTGTGGGATATTCCTTAACAATTAGCTTGCCCTCAATATCCTTTACCTGCTCATAAATCAATTCTTTAAAGCTGAACAAATTCTTTAAACCGACACCCGTAATGCAAGAATCATAACGAGAGGCAACCGAAGTGTCGAGTAGTTCTAGGGTATAATGAACAACATTTTTGCCCGCCTTGATCGCTTGCGCTCCCAAATGAACTAACGCCATTGATTTGCCCGCCCCTGTTGGTGCGATTACCACGCCAAGCTCGCCTCGACCCAAGCCACCCTTGGCAATATCATCAATAATTTTCCAGCCTGTTGGCTGGGGGTTGCGCTCTTTAAGTTCGAATCTTCGTTCAAAATCCAGAAGATAATCATAACCGTGATCGTTATCAAGCCCAAGCTTTAATGCCCCATCGATAACATCTTTAATCTCGTCAAAGGAGGACGACTTCAGAAGCGAAGCAGATTTCATAATCGCTTCTTTGAGCTTTTGCTTCTTGCAAAAGTCAAGAGCCGTTGTCTTAATGTAATCAATGTCTTCAATTTCATCGTTCGTTGCCACCCGAACAAAGAAATCTTTGACCTGTTTTTGCATCACCTCGTTTTCTTCATCTAAGCGTGTCTTAAGAATCGATGCCATCGTTTCCAACGACGGATGAGACTTATATTCTTCTCGGTATTCGGATAGCTTTTCTATAAAAATGCGTAGATATTTCTTCTCCAAGAAATACTGATCGAACACATCGAACATTTGATCATGAAAAGCTCGGTCATAAAAAAGAGCCTTAACAAGCCTCTCTTGAAACGATTTGCCAAATCTTGAGAAATCTTCTTGCTCAAAATTCTTCATGTTTTCCCCCCTATTGTTCTTGTTATTGTACTCTAAATCTGACTTTTTTGCAAGGAAATTTTTCTCATTGTGGCGTAAAGTAAAGAAAAATTATATTCCCCGAAACCGTCCTTGATCATCATTTTCTGAATATTCATTTGACTAAAATCAACGCAGCACTCATCGAGAACCCAATCGATTTTTTTAGCAACTTGTGGAGAGATCATCGGAACATATAACTGCATTAAATCATAGTTGCCCTTAATGGTTTCCGCATGTTTAATAATCGATTCATGAACTTTAA